TCAGGCGCTCTTAGCGCCTTGATCTTCCACACCTTTTCCGTCTTCATCGCCTTCCGGCTTGGAAATAGCTTGGGAGACGGCCTTCAGCGCGGCTCGCACGTCCGACTGATCGACGTGCGCATAGCGGCTGGTGGTGGCGATGTCGGTGTGGCCCAGCAGCTCCTTGGCCACCTTGATGTTCCCGGTGGCGCGGACGATGCGGGTTGCCGCCGTGTGGCGGGTATCGTGAAAGCGGAAATCTTCAATGCCGGCGGCGGTCAGGGCATCATTCCAGGCCCCGCGCCAGCCATCGCGGCTGAATGGGTACCGCCCGCCCTTCAGGCGCTGTAGCGGCTTCCCATCGGCGCCCTTGATACGCCTGGGCTTCTCGCACTCATAGGTGAAGACGTAGGCGAAGTGGCGGCCAGCCTCGCCCTTCAGCAAGGTGACCAGATCCGGCGTCAACGGCACCACATGGTTGCGGCCCCCGGGCTTCTTCGACTTCATGCGGATGGTGACTGTGGCGGCGTCGAAATCGACATCGCGCCAGCGCAGCGCGCGCACGTTGCCCAAGCGCATCCCGGTCCGCAGGGCGAATTTCACCATGGCGTGATAGTCGGGGCGGAGATGCTTGAACAGCCGCGCCTCCTCGTCGGCGGACAGCGAGCGGACCCTGCCGTCAGCCTCGGTCAGCAGCAGTTCTCTCCACCCTGGTTCGTCGCCGCACTCCACCTTCCAGGTTTTTGCCGCCCGGCGCCAGACGCGCCGGTACAGTTCCAGGTAACGGTTGACGGTGCTGGCGGCGATCAGCCGCTGTTCCTTGTCCCTTTTAACCGTGCGAGAGCGCAACTGCGCCACGGCCTGGGACAGAATGTCGTCGGTGATGTCCGCAAGCTTGCTGTCGGCGCCCAGCAGCTCCAGCAGCACGTCCATTCGCTGAAGGTCATTGTCGGCGCCGGCGGTGTGCTTGCCAACCTCGATGTCGTAGCGCCCGAAGGCCTCCTTCAGCGCCATGGTTGGTCTGGACTTGGGCTTACCGAAGGCATGTTCCTGGGCGGCGCGCGCCCGGTGCGCCGCCTCTATTCCCTTTGCAGTTTCCCGGTCCGCGACGCCAGTCTGTCCGTAATGCCGGACACCACGGAAGGTGAAGTCGAAGTACCAGTATGGCGAGCCCTTCGGCTTGAAGAGGGACATGGACGCGTGATCGCTACCTATCGAGCCATCTTGATCATGGCGTTTTTCTCCTCCGTGGAGATGATCTCTGACGGATTAGATGGCGCGCCGTCGCGCCTAACGCTCCACAGCGTTCCGGCAATGTCGAGCTGTTCGAAGCTCACCCACTGCCCGCCGATCCTGTATTCTGCCTTAATCTCATCCTGTTTGAACGGGTCCATGCCATCGCTCCGTAACCGTATCGACAGTTATTGCAGGGCCTGCAAGAACTTGGCAGTCGTCACAACCGCCGTCGCGACCGCCGCACCGGCCATGCAATAGACAGACATCCTTGCGCTCTTGGCAGATTTCACGAGAGCAGCGGTCAGCTTCGGCGCCGGGGGAAAATGCGCTTCAATCCCTATAAAGTTGCGGGCTGACTCCGAATTTTTTCCCTTCCTCTTGCCTGGGAAGGTCACCAAATCGCCCATGTTGTGCTCCCTTAACCGATATGCCCGTGAATGAATAATGCGGCGCCAACCATGGTCCAATAAAGACCGTTCTCGCGCTTGGAAGTAGGTGGTGTTGTGAGCGTCTTCACTGTTGGTCTTTGGCGTGCCATCGATCGTCCAGCACAGGTGATCATTGGCGCATTCTCCGCAGATCCCGGTTGGCCCGCTCTGGCATGGCAACTTCACGTCACGTTCCATGGTCATCATCCCTAGATCTGCCGCTTATTGGAGCGGGAGACCAGCCTGGGCGTGATGTCGTAGACCACGGCACGCCCTCTTGGCTTGGCGTTGGCCGGCTTTGGCGCATATTCCTGACGCTGCCCGGCGATGTAATCTTCCAGATCCTGTGGGGTGAAGCGCCGCCGCTTCCCTACCAGGATAAAGCGAAGGCGGCGTGCCCGCACCTCGGCGCGCAGCAGCTTGGTCGAGATGTTCAGGCGGTCTGCTGCTTCCTGCATGGTCAGCAGAGCCGGGACGGTGATGGCGTTCATGGTTATGATCAATCAGAACGGCATGGGGATGAAGCGCATATACCAGTAGTCGCGTCTGGAGAAGCGATAGCGCGGTGAAGAACAGCCGCGCCACGCGGCCTTCTTGGCGCGGTAGGTGCGGTACGTAACTCCTAAGTTCCCAGCCTCGTAGCCGACCCGCCATGTCGCCTTGCCGTACCCCTTGGCGCGCGCCAAGGGCAACAGCACATGGGCAGTGGTGGCGCCATCATGCTCGGACCAGGCCACCACCTTGAGCCACGGCTTCATGGCGATCCTGTCGAAGCGTCCGGCGCGCAGGTCGACCATGTTATAGACGCACGCTTCGCAGGTGCATGTGCTGCCGCCACAGTGCGGGCACCGCCCTGGAGGATCGTTGGCATCTGGAACCAGCTGATCCAGAGGGATGACGCGCAGGCAGTCCTGGCATAGGGCCTCCATCGGGTGAAGAAGATCGGCGCAAGTCATGGGGTAATCGCCGTCGTCATCGTCATCGAACGTCTCTTCTTCCTCTCCAAAGCGGCAGGTTCCCTCAAGGTATTCATCCATGCTGATGTCCACGCCATGGGTCCAACAGCACATGTTGATGCCGTCTACGTTGCAGGTGCACATGGTTTCCCCCTTCAGGCTGGTTGCAGGTCGGAAAGGTTGATGGTGGGGCGGAAGAACCCCAGGGCGCCCTTGCAGGGCAGGAAGCGCCGCGGGCGGGTCTCGGCAATGACAAAGCCGTAGGGGCCGAAGAACCACGGGCTGGCGGCGTGGGGCACGGCGGCCGGCGTCACCTTCATCTTGGCGCGCTCAGTCATCGTCCACCTCCCAACTGCCGGCGCTGATCGGTGAAGACGGTGGACAGGGTCAGCGCCAGGTCGCGGCGCTTGGCCACCAGGGTCTTGATGTCGCCGGCGCGGCGCCCGGCGATGGCGTCGACCTCGGCCAGGGTGGTGGCGTCCAGCACCTCGTTGGCGATGGCCGTGGCGAGCGCCCAGCACTCCGGGGTGGCCTCGGGGCCATAGCCGGGCGGCAGCTCGCCGGCGCCGGTCTGTTGTGCATCGCACAACACCAGGGCGGCTTCGGAACTTTTCGGCGGCTGGGCCGGCGGCGGCGCGGCGGTGGTGATGTCGAACAAAGGCGGGGCCTTAAGCATTGCTGCCTCCCGGGTTGGCGAATACCCAGCACTTCACGGTGTCAAAGCCGTCCAGCTTGCTGTTCACCGCCTTGTTGCTGGACAAAAAGGGCCGCGACTTGCAGGTCTTCAGCAGGTCCTTCAGCTTGCTCATGTCGGGCAGGGCCTGGTTCTGGCGCACGGCTTCGCGCACCACGTGGTTCAGGTTGATGGCGATCTGCCCCGGGCTGCGGGCATGGTCCAGCTTGTCCAGGCCCAGGAATTCCAGGATTTCCCAGAACTCGACCACCAGCGCATGGTCGGCGGAAATGGTGCGCTGGCGTTCCTTGGCCGCCTCGGTCAGAAAGCGTTGGGCCTCGCGGCGCCAGTCGTCGGGGAACTTCACCAGCCCGGCAAGGCAATCGACCATGGCCATGGCCTGGCCGTGGTTCTTCTGGATGCGGACGGTGCGGATCTCGGGCACGGCGCGCAATTGGCGCTCGTATTGCTCGGCGCGCTCGGCGAACAGCGTCATGACCTCCTTTTCCGCGCGCGTCGCCTGCAACAGGAAGTGGGACACCTTCTCGACCGGCATGCGGGCCAGGGCGTTGGCCGCTGCCTTGCCGGCGTCGGAATGGTGCGCGCTGGTGAAATACAGGTGGACGATGCGCTGCATGATGGCTTCCGACGCCTTGACCATGGCGTTCTGGCTGACCACCACGCTGCCCCGGAACGGTGGTTCCTTGGTGTCGTTGCCGCCGTTCTTGACGCCGGTGGTGCGCGGGCTGCGGCCATCGAACAGGCTTTTCAGCTCGTCCCAGTCGAATTGCTTGGCGTGCGCCGTGTCCTCGCGCGAGCGGTCGGATTCGATCATGCACACCGGCAGGTTCGACACCTGGGTCATCAGGCGGCCGCGCGCGGCGATCGTCGCCTTGTTGGGGTCGAAGCCCTCGTAATTGCGCCGCCCCACCAGCTTCCACAGGAACTCGATCAGGGTGGTCTTGCCGGCGCCGGGCTCGCCGACGATCTCCAGGAAGAACAGGCTTTCGAACTGTTCGCGGATGTGTTCGGCGAACAGCGTGCCCAGCCAGAAGGCGGCTGCGACGATGCCCTTGGCGCCAAAGGCGGTGTACAGGTGATTGATCCAGGTCGGGTCGTAATCGGCAGCCGTGCCGATCACCAGTTGCAGCGAGTTGTTCAGGCTTTTGATCGACAGCTTGTCGATCTCGAAGAAATCCTCTTCGTTCAGGTCGTATTCCTGGCCGCCGCACACCGCCTTGTTGCTGAACACCCAGGCCTTGTGGTCGGCGGAATAGCCGATGAATTCCACCGTCTGCACCACCTTGATGCCGGTCAGGTAGTTCTTGATCACCCAGTTGAGCTGCCGGGTCGAGCCTTCCCAAAAGGCGCCGGGGGCAATGCCCAGCAGCCGGTCCTTGAAGGTGGACGCCGAACTGATTTGGCTGCTGGTGAAGGTGTCCTTGGTCGCATGGTTGCCGTGGGGGAATTCCACGCTGGCATAGTACCAACTGCTGTCGCTCAGCCGGTCGCGCATGAAGTACAGGAAGCGCACGGAACAATTGGCGATTTGCTCGACGCTGGCGGCCTTGGTCGCGGCCTCGAAATCAACCTTGGCGACATCGGCGTTGGGCGTGGTGGTCAGGATTTCCGCCTTGATCTTCTCGAACTTGGCGTAGTCGATCGACCACCAATAAATCTGCTTTTTGTGCTCGACCGCGAAGCTGTTGGCCGCGTTGCGCAGCCACACCAGCACGCCACGGTCGACCGCCCGTTCCGCCAGCAGCAGATCGCCGTGAAAGCGGTACAGGTCCATGTCCTTGGGCTCAAGCATGCCCAGGCGATAGGCATCGTCCCAGTCCAGCTTTTCCTTGCCCTTGGGCGGGATCAGCGCGGCGCGGCACTCGAAGCCCATCGCCTTGGCGGTCTCGACGTGCTTGCGGATGTAGCGGTGGCCGGTCGGGTCGTTGTCCAGCCCCCACACCAGCAGAACCTTTTTGGGGTCCAGGGTCTTCAGGAACGGTTCCGGGAAGTTGTGCGCCGACAGGGTGGCCGAAACCTGATAGCCCTTGAGCGCCAGGCCGATGGCCTTCAGGCACCCCTCGACCAGAAAGACCTCGCCGGCCTCGATCTTCTGCCCCGGCGGCTGCCACGACAGGCCGCCATTGTTGCCGACGAAGTTGGCCTTGCGCACCTCGACCTTGCCGTCATCCTTCTTGATGCGCACCGGGTCGATCAGCCGCTCCATCAGGATGCCGCGCTCGCGGTCGATGTCGAACACCACCGTGGCGGTTTCGCGAGGGCTGCCCTTGCTGTGAACGAACTTGCCCTGGCGGTACCAGCCTTTCAGTTTGGCCACTGGAAAGCCGCGGGTGAACTGCAAGTACTTGTCGGCGGTGCGGTTGGGGTCTTCGGTGGTGGCCGGATAGCGTTCGTTGAAACGGCCAAAGGCGTCGGGATACAGGTTGCGCGCCGTCTCGGACCAGCCGCACTTGTTCTCGCGCCCGCACTTCACCACCCACGGCGCCTCGATGTTGGCGAACAGCTCGGTCTCGCCGCACTTGGGGCACTTGCCCTCGCGCAGCCAGCCGCCGCGTTCCTTGAAGCCATAGTCGCGCTTCAGGGCGGACAGAACCTCGCTCCGCGTGTCCTGATCCATGTCGCGGCGCTGGCGGGTAATGGCGGTCATGCCGCACCCCGCCCGGAAAAGACTCGACCAACGCGCGAAGAGGCGTTACCCGATGCAGTCGTAATTTGACAGCAGGGGTAAATGTCATGGCCGTCCACACCCGTCTTTTCGCATCCGTCGTTTTGGCCGTGCTTCCATTGGTAGCTATCGCCGACACCCTCGATGACAAGATCATCGCCACCAACAGCGAGGTGGTCTTCCGTGGGGTGCGCAACGTCGCGCCACGGCTGGACAAGACCGGCGAGGAAAAGCGCGGCCCCGTGGTGGTGGAAACCTACGTCTCTGGGCCCAGCAAGGTGAGGCTGGTGCTGGAAACCCTGCCTGGACGTGGCTTCCTGCCCAACAGTGCAGCCGTGATTCGCGCCACCATGGAACGACCGCTGGCGGACAAGCCGTCTCCCTACGACGGCGGCCTTGCCAAGACCATCGACGCCTTCGTCTTCAATGCCGCGCAGGACTGGCCGGCGGCAGAGCAAAAGGCCTTCGTCGGTTCTTGCCTGACCGCCCTGTCCACCACCGGCTGCGACCGCACCGTGAAGGGCGTCCGCGTGGTGGCCAAGCGCATCGGTGCCGATGCGTTCAAGATCGAGGCCTTTACCCCCTGATTTTCCCGGGGTCAGCATCAGCAGCTCCCCCGGAACGCGCACGGCATCTGGAAGGGGCCGGCCCACACGCCGCGGCGGGCGGCCTTGGCCTCAGCCTGCTGGGGCAGGTAGGTCTGTTCGAAGCGCGGATCGACCACCGCCCAGCCCTGGGCCACCATCCAGGCGGCCAAATCGGTCTTGCCGATGCGGCAGCGGCCCAGCGGGCGGCCATAGGAATGGCGGCCGGTCAGATCGCAGGTGACGCGCTTGTCCTTGACCAGCTCGGCCATGGCGGCGCTGGCGGCGGTGCCGCAGGGCCATTCGGCGCCGGCCCGCCGGCAGGTCTGGTCCTGCTCGGGCGCGTCGATGCCGACGATGCGGATCTTGGTCAGCGACAGCATGATGGTGTCGCCGCCGGCTCCAGCACCATGCCGTCGCTGATGTACCGGCCAAAGGACTCGGCCAGGGTTTTGATGCTTTCGGTAAGCATTGCTGTTCCCCCCTTAGTAAGCGGTTATTCGTCGCTGTCCGTGGTGGCGGTGGTGGCGGGCCTGTGCATGGCCCAGATAGCGTTGGCAATGGCCAGCGCAGTCATGACCAACGCCCACCAGGCATTCCCGCGAATCGCCGACAAGATGGCGCCTCCGGCTGCAAAGCCAGAAGCGAAGGCGGAGAAAAGGCTCCGGTTCATGGTCACCACCCCGGATAGAGGGCCACCAGCTTGTGCCAGTCGGCGCAGAGGGTGGCATCGGCGCGGATGATCTGTAGGGCGTCGGCGGCGTGCCAGTTGGACCAGCGGCCCAGCCACGTCTTGTCCGAGGCATCGCTGCGATAGAGGGTGATGATGGTGGCCGCCAGGATGCGCTGGGCCTCGGTCATATCCTTGATGACCCGGCGGAACTGCTTCAGATCGGCTTCGCCGTTGTAGCCCAGCGGGCGGAAGTGTTCGAGGGTCTTGGGCCTGTCCCTCTCAAGGTAGAAGGCGCCGGCGCCCTTGTGCTGGGGGTGCCACAGGTGGTGGCGGTTGCAGATGTCCGACAAGTGGTCGCAGAAGGGGCCGCGGTTGCTCCAGAACGGCGGCTTCACCTCGACGCCGCCGATCTCGGCCAGGGCGACGGCCTCGTTTTCGTCCATGGCCGGGCGCTTGGCCACCAGATCGACCAGCCGCACCTTGGGGAAGCGGCCGCGGGCGAAGGCCGGGCTGATGGCAGCGAAGGCCGCCAGCGCCACCGGCATGCGGGAATGGTGGATGTAGGCGGATTCGGCCTTGTCCATGTCGGTGAATTCGAGGGGGCGCAGCGCGCCCTCCCCCTGTAGCTCGACGCCGAATTCCCGGAGGATGGCGGCGGTGTCGTTGGTCCGTCCGAGCATCGCTTCAGCCCTCCGCGCCGGTGTTGACGTTGCCCAGCACCCTGGCCAGATCGGCGACGCGCTTGCGGATGTCCGGGTCGCGGATGGCGTAATAGGCGCGCACCAGTTCCAGGGTCTCGCGGGTGGCCATGGGGTCCACGGCGTCCTCGGCGGTGGTGATGGCCGCGCTGCCGGCGGCCTGGGCGGCCGGGCTGGATGCCATGGTGTCGGCATCCATGCCGTCGAAGAAGAAGCTGACCGGCACATCCAGCACGCGGCCCAGGTCGAACAGGCGCGAGGCGCCGACGCGGTTGGCGCCGCGTTCGTACTTCTGCACCTGCTGGAAGGTCAGGCCCAAGGCCTCGCCCAGCTTTTCCTGGCTCATGCCCAGCAAAGTGCGGCGCAGGCGGACGCGGGCGCCCACATGCTTGTCGATGGGATTGGCGCCGCCGTCGGGCGTGCGGCCCCTGCTGCTGGTACGGCGGCGGGTATTTCGCGTAGAGGTGGTGATTGCGTTCATGATGACCCCCCGGTCATGGGTTGAGTTCAGGCCCACAGGCGGCGCCGGGCGGCGCGTTTGCGGGCGGGGCGGAGGAACGAGTTGAGAAGTGCGCGGATGGCAAGCATGGGCACCTCGGTGGCAAGGGCGGTCATGCCGTCTCTCCCGTGGGTGTTACGGCGGCGAACATGTCCGTCTGGTTGGGATCGGGCTCGGGATCACCGCGGCGTGCGGTGAACGACCGGCCCAGCGGAATGACGATGTCCGGGTTGGGCAGCGACGACGGCACCAGCGTGCGCACCGGGGTCAGCGCGGCGACGAAGATGTGGCCGCACTCGGCCTTGCCGCAGACGTAGCGGATCTCGCGATAGGTCAGGGTGATCTGTTCGCTGTTCAGCGTGTAGCAGCGGCAGCCGCAATGCGGGCACAGCGTGACGTTGTTGCCCATGGGCTTCATCGCGCACCCCCGGTGGCCAGGAATTGGGCGATGCACACCATGGCCTGGGTCAGCTCGCGCCGGACCGTCGGCCATTCGCTGTGGTCGATGCGCAGGTCGGCCCAGGCGGCGGCCAGGGCGGCGGCGCCTTCCACCACCTCTTTCAGCGTCTCGCCGGCCGGCGCGGCGCCGTCGACGCGGAAGGCGCCGGCCAGCCCGGCCTGTAACAGCAGCGGCGCGGCGAAGTCCGGCCCCAGCACGTCCATCAGCACGATGCCGGTGGCCAGATCGGGCAGGGTGGCGCGGCCCAGGTAGCGTTGCACCGTCGCCTCGGACCGGCCGCAGACCAGCGCCAGCGCCTCGGTATTGGCGACCCGCTGGCCCGGCCCGATGGCGGCGCGCAGCACGGTGGGGAAGACTTCCCGCACTTGTGCGACTTTTTCCCGCCAGTTGCTGCATTTTTGGCGCATCGCCATAGCGTATTGTCTCCCTAGCCGCGGCGGCGGTTGTCGATGCGGGTGGCGGCGCCGCCATCGATCTCGGGGGCGCGCCAGCGGTCGGGCCACAACTCCCACAGGGGAACCCGCAGGAAGTCCGAGATGGCGCGTTCGCCAGGGGTGTTGCGGGCGGCCAGCGCCCGCTGGCAGGCCTTGGGGTGCAGGCCGTTGTCTTCGGCCAGCAGCTTCAGGGTCTTGCCCTTCTCCTGGATGGCGGCGCGAATGTAACCGCGGCTCCATCCCCTGGGCGTGTTGTCGCTTTGCTGCTGCATTTGCCTGTGCGGCCTGTGTCGTTGCGGTATAATTGGTTCCTAGTAACCAGATGGTGTCGCAAAAACGCATCGGTTGCAATCGAAAAATCGAACACAGTCGGATTGTCTGGTCGAAATGCGCGGCGGCACCATGATAAATCGAACACTACCAATGGGTTGGCTGGCGTGACTGATCTGTTTTCACAGCGGCTGGGGGCGGCGAGAAGCCGCATTGGGGCAACGGTCACCGCCATCGCCCAGGAATGCGGCGTCAACCGGGGGACGTGGAACCGGTACGAAAGCGGCGCCAATCGACCGGATGCGGATACCCTGGCGGTGCTGCACGCCAAGGGCATCGACATCAATTGGCTGCTGAGCGGCGAGGGCGAGATGCTACGCGGCGCGCCGCCGCACGCGGATGGTATGGTGCCGGTGGTCGGTCTGGCGGAATGCGGCCTGCGCGGCTGGTACCAGGAAGCGCCAACCGGCCTGTTCGCCTCGGCGCCGCCGGCGGTGGCCGCCGATGCGGGCGCCCTGGCGGTGATCGCCATCGGCGACTCCATGCGCCCAGCCGGCATCAGGCCGGGGGATTTGGTATTCTGCCAAAGCGCCGATCAGCATCAGCCGGGCGAAAGCGTGCTGGTCGAATTGGTCGACGGCACCATGTCGATCAAGCAATTGATGGGCACCACGACGGGGTGGATCGCGCTACAGGGCTGGCTGGACGCCGAAGAGGGCGGGGTGCAGATGCCCTATCAGGACGAACGCCGCCGCGACCAGATCCGGCGCATCTGGCGGGTGGCGCTGGTGCAGCCCGGGCTGGCGCAACAGGTGACCCCGGGCAGCGCCGCCGAAACCGAATTTTCCCAGGAAGACCGCCTGTACGAGATCGCCACCCGCACGACGCTGCGCTGGTACGACAAGGCGGATGTGGCGCCGCCGCCGCCGGACGTGCTGGCCGGCATGATCAGCCGGGCCGCGCGCCTGCTGCGCGGACGCCAGGGCTTTCAGCTCAAGACCGATGGCGAACTGGAAATGGAAGTTCAGGTCATGCTGGACCAGGCCCGCGCCATGCTGTCCGCGTCCGGGTGGAAACCAAAGTAATATTGCGCAACGGATAGACGTGGCGCATACAAGCGCCTGCATCCAATCGCCGTAACCGGCGTGGGTGCGGGCCATTGGCAGTGGCCCATTCCCAAAAGGGTGACTGGTAAAGCGACGACCCCCAACCGTGTCAGTTCACGGCTCCGCCGGTACTGCCCGGGCAGCATTGTTACGTTTGGGGGATGTTGATGGATTTACAAGGGGAAATTGCGGCATTGATGGCTTTGTCGGAAAACAAAAAGCCGCCCGTTTCACATCGCGTTATGTCCTGTTTTCCATTCGTTGTTGGACTATTTCTCGCGGTAGCTTCTGCTATTGCTATCACCACCGAAGATTGATCGTGGCGCGTTTATTCTCCTGCGCCACCATCTTCCCCCATGACCAGTTCCGTGGCCTCGACGGCGGTGGTGAAGCCGCTGCCGTCCATGCTGTGCGTTACCGGGCCGGTCAGCCAGTTGATGGACGTGATCTCGGACCGCCAGCCCGTCAGGGTCAGCGGCGCGCTGGCGCACACGCTGGCGTCGCCGATGGCCAGTGTCACGCTGAAGGTATGGCACTGCGACTTCTGGCGGTTCCAGGCGGCGTCGGCGGCGGCCTGGGCCTCGGCCTTGGTCGGATAGGTGCGCTTCAGCGTCTTCACCGATCCTTCGGCGCCGGCCAGGGCGAAACAGGTGGTGCCGCTGGTGGTATCGACCCACTTGGCCTGGATGCCGGTCTGGCTGCCGTCGCGGTCGCTGGCGCGGAAGGAATGGCTGTCGCCCTGTTTGCGGCTGATCGTCACCGCCGGCAGCACGCCGCCGCTGGCGGTGATGCCGCGTCCCCAGGGCACGAACACCAGATGGCCGGATTTGATGGTGCCGACGGCGCCGTAATCCTTGGCCAGCCGGGTGACCAGATTGGCGTCGGATTCATGGGTCTGCGACAGGTGGGTGATGGCGGTGGCCGCCAGCTTGGGGTGGATCGCCGGCACCAGGCCGTTGCGTTCGGCGATGGTGGTCAGCACCGCGCCCAGGGTGGTGGCGTTATAGCTGGCCTCGCGGCTTTGCTTCAGGCTGTCGCGGAAGTCGGCGCTGTGGCCGACGATGACGATGGTGTCGACCGGGCCGTCTTCGCCGACCTCGTCGACCACAAAGGTGCCCTTGTCCACCAGCCCGCGTTCGCGCCAGCCCAGCGCCACCGCCAGGGTGGCCCCCTTGCGCGGCAGGGCGAACGAGCCCGTGGGATCGGTGATGGCGATCTCGACCTGATCGGCCTCCATGCCGTCCTTGTCGGTCAGCCGCAGCGAGGCGAGGTTCTTGCCGATGTCCACCGGCGTGCCATCGGCGCTGACGCTGAAAGCGGGGGTCACGGCATGCTGTCCATCAGATGGCCCAGCAGGGCGGCGTCGTCATCGGGATAGCGTTTCAGGGTCAGGCTGAAGGTCAGCTTTTGCGGATAGCCGTTGCGCAGCATGTGGGAGCGGCCTTCCTCGATACTGGTGATGACCCACTTGCCCAGCACGTCGCCGGTGCCAGCGGTCAGAATCCACACGCGGCCCGACGCCATCATCTCGCGCAGCTTGTCCAGTTGCTCGGGGCCGCCGGTGATGGGCGGGGCCAAGGTGCCGTCGACGGTGATGGTGTCGTCACCGGGGCCGCAATTCTGGCTGGCGGCGGCAACACCGACACGGGCCTTGCTTTCCCAACGCTGGCTGGTGCTGCGCTTGATGGCCTCGAACGGTGCGGTCTGGATGGAAAAGGAGAACAGGCCCAGGCTCATCATCGGCATGGCTAATCCTTTTCGTCATAGAGGCGCGAGCGCGCGGCGGTGGCCTTTTGCCGCTCGTACTTCTCGATCTCGGCGCGGCACATCTTTGCGATGTCTTCGGGGCCGGCGCCGGGCGGCGGGTAAATGTTAAGGGTATAGCCACCCGTGTTGACGGGAATAGGCGGCGGCGGCGCGGCGGCGGCGGCCAGGGGGGCGGCCACCGTGGCAGCGGCGGCGGCGGTGCTGGCCATCTTGATGGGCGGGGCCTCGGCCACCGCTTGCAGGCCGCCGGCAATCCGGCCCTTGATGTCATCGCCGAGGACATGGCCCAGGATCGTTCCCAGCGCCTGCAACGGGCTCAGCAGCATTTGCAGGCCGGTGACCATAAAGTCCAGCGTGCCCTTGAACGACGTGCCGACGCCGGCCCACAAATCGGCGAAGAACTGCTTGATCGGTTCCCAATAGACGTAGATCAGCGCCGCGGCGGCGGCGATGCCGGTGATGATCAGGCCGATAGGGTTCATCATGAAGGCAACGCCCACGGCGCGGATGCCGGTGATCAGCATGGGGAACAACGTACTGGCGCCCGAGGCCAACAGGCCGAAGCCGCCGCGCAGCAGCGTCATGGCGCCGGCGGCGAACCCGCCCTGGATGCCGATCATCGTCAGGCCGAACCGCACCATGGCGAACGGCCCAAGCATCGCCGCCATGCCCAACGTCAGCGCCCCGCCCACCACCATCAGCAGCGTGATGGCGCCGGCGGCGGTGCCCAGCGTGGCGGTCAGGCGCGGATTGGCGGCGGCGAAGTGGCTGACGCCCTGGACCATGCCGCGCAGGCCGTTCACCAGTGGGGTCATGACCGGCAGCATGGCATTGCCGACCGCCTCCATGGTGTTCTTGACGTCGATGCCCAGGCCCTTGGTGGTCTCGTTATAGGTGGTCATCATGGTGGTGAACTTGTGGTCAACCGTGCCGTCGGCATTCATGGTGGCGTCGCGGATGCGGCGGTATTCCTTCATGTTGGCCAGCATGGGCGCCAGGAAGTTCTGCGCCTGGGCATCGCCGAACAGTTCCGACAGGTTGAAGCGCCCGGCGACCTTTTCCGCCGCCGCCTTGGGGTCCAGGCCGCCGGCCACCGCGTCGGCAACCTCTTTCTCCAGATCGACGCCGATGCCCTGGCCGACCGCCTTCAGCATGGTCTCGATCGGGTCCTTGCCGTCCATCAGGCCCTTTTGCAGCGCCGCCTTGATGTCGATGCCCTTGGCCTCGAAATTCTTCACCGACTCCTTGCCGGTCAGCGCCTTGAAGAAATTCGCCATGTTGTTGGCGGCCTCGCTGGGATCGGCGGCGCCCTTGGTGGCGATCTGCAAGGCGGCGGACATCGAGCCGATGGCCTTGGTGCCGCTCATGCCCAGGGCTTGGGCCGACGCGGTCAGCTGCGGGAAATAGGTGGCCATGTCCTTCAGCTCGAAGCCGCCTTCGTCTCCGGCCTTGGCCATGATGTCGAAGGACTTCAGCAACTCGTTCTGCGGCACCTTCAGATTGTCCATGACGCTGAACGCCAGCGCCGCCATGTCCGCCATCTCGGCGCCGGTACCGGTGACGGCGCGGCCAATGGTGGACATGGCGGCCAGCGCGTCATCGGGCTTCAGGCCCTTGCCCACCAGGATGGAATTTCCCTCCAACATCTCCTGTGACGACACGTTCACCTGTTCCGACAGCTCGCGCATGCGGTCGCGGACCAGGGCCAGCTCGTTACCCGACTGGCCGGCGGTCAGGCCATAGGCCGCCAGGGCATGCTCGAAATCGCCGGCACCCTCCATCACCTTGCCGCCGGCCATCAGCCCGGCGGTGCCGGCGCCCAGGGAAACACCGCCACCCATGGCCAGCTTGCCCTGACGTTCCTGGGCGGCGCTCAGCTTGGCGCGGGCCTTGGCCATGGCGTCCATCTTGGCGCGCGCCTGATCCAGGGCGGTGGCTGCGTTCTGGGCGGCGGTGCGGGCGCTGTCCAGATCCCGCTTCAACTGGCGCTGGGCGGCGGACAGCTGGCGGGTGTCGATGCCGGCCTCGCCCAGCTTGGTGCGCAGGATGGCGGTCTCGCGGATGATGGCGGTCTGGGCCGCTTCCAGCCGGTTGACCTCGGCGCGCGCCGCACGGAACGCCGCCTGGGCCTTGCGGGTGCCGCCGCCGGCCGCCGCCAGTTCGCGGCCCATGGCCTGAGCCTTTTCCTGGGCGGCGGCCAGGGCGGTGGCATTGGCCAGGGCGTCGCGCTTCAGCCGCCCGAACGCCTCGATCGAGGCCGAGGCCTTTTCCAGATCGCGCACCGTGGTGGTGGCGCCCTTCAGCGCCGCCCCCAGGCGGTCCGACGATTGCTTCATGGTGCGGAAGGGCGCGGACAGGCGGTCCAGCGTGTCCACCAGCACTCTCAGCTTGAGGTCCATGTTTCGGGTCCCAGGGTCTCAGGATCGCGTCGCGTTGCGGATGGCCTCGGCCTTGGCCTCAAGGTGTTCCACCGCCATGGCGTAAGCCTCGGCATAGACGTCCAGCGGCAGGCGGGCAAAGCTGTCCCACGGGAACGATCCCGGGAACGCCTCCATCATCACCCCCCAGGCCGCCATGACGTCTTCCGGCAGGGGGTGGGTCAGCCGGTAAAAAAATCGGTGATTTCCGCCGTCAGCCGGCACAGGTCCACCGGCTTGATGGCATTGATCTCTTCCTGGGACAGCGGGGTCAGCAGTAGACGCTTGGTCAGCAGCAGGATGGTGCCGACGTCGCCCTGCTGGACGTCGATCAGCTTGATGCCGCGCAATTCGCCGGCGCCGTCGGGCTCGCGCAGTTGGATCTCGGTGATGTCCTGATCGCCGCGCTTGAGGGGCTTTTTCAGGGTGATGGTGATCATGGGCGTGGTCTTTCGTGGGGCGGGGTGGTGTCAGCGCGGGCGGGATCAGGCGTTGATGCCCAGCGCCTTCATGACGGCTTCGGTCATGTCCTTGCCGTTGACGGTGGACTTGCCGGCGATCAGGTCGATTTCGATCAGCGTGCTGCCGTTGCGGTTGTAGCGGTAATAGGTCAGCGGCATGACCACATCGAGCTTGGCCATCTTCTTGGCCTCGACATCGCCGAAATCCAGGCTTTCCCAGCGGCCACGCGCCGAAATCTCGATGGCGTCGGTGCCGGTGCCGTCGCCGGCCACCGCCGCGGCCAGGAAGCGGGCGCCGATGCCGCTGGCATCCTTGATGCCCCACAGCGCCAGCACGTCGGCGTTGAATTCGCCCAAGGTGAAGCCCAGCTCCAGGCCCTTCATGCCGAATTCCAGCTTGATCGGGCCCAGCATGCCGGCGGCGTGCCATTCCTCGGTCAGGGCTTCCAGCTTGGGCAGCTTGACCTTCTCGGCCATGCCGGCATAGCCGCGGGCATCAATGAACAGGTTCCACGAAGAAATGACTTTGGGGAGGGACATCCGCGGTTTCCTTCTAAGGGCGCCAGGCGCGCGCCGCCGCGATCAGACGACGGCGCGGCCATGGGGCGTCTGCCGGTCTCAGGCGGCGATCTTCTTGGCGAAATCGATCAGGTAGGTATCGGTGATGGTCTGCTCGAACATCAGGTTTTCCAGCGGCGGCACCGGCGTGTAGTCGTAGGAGACGCAGCCCTTGCCGGCCTTCAGTTCCTCGGGCGTATTCTTCGCCGGGTCGAACCAGGCGCTGCCGCCGATCAGGTAGCCATCGCGCACCAGGGCACGGAACTTGGCGTCGATACCGTCGACGATGTCACGGAACAGGGTGACCGACATGGGCTTGTCGGCGGCCCAGAAATGCGCCTCGGCCATGGTGTCGGCCAGCACCTGGGCGGTGCGGGTATAAGGCTCGAAGGCGAACAGCGGATCGGCCGAACACGTGCGCGAGCCCCAGAAGCGGAAGCCTTCGTGCCGGATCAGGGTGGTGACCTCGTTGCTGTTCAGATAGCCGGCGTCGGTGGCCGGATTCTGCAGGTCCCAGAACACGTCCTTGCTGATGCCGGTGACGCCCTGCACCGGCACGTTGGACAGGCTCTTGTGCCAGCCGACGTCGTTGTCGATCTGGGCGCGCAGGCCCAACGCGCGGGCCACCGCCCATTCGGTGCGGCTGGCGCTGGTCACCGTGTCCCATGACTGGAATTCGGGCCAGATCAGCATCAGTTCGCGGTCGCCAAAACTGTCGCGGTACAGCACCGCGTCTTCCTTGGTGGCGCCCTGTCCGGCGGCATAGGCAAACGACCGGGTCAGCTTGGCGAGCGACGCCATCTCGGCGGTGACCGGCTGGGTGTCCAGGCCCGGGCAGCCCAGGATGCGCGGCGCCACCCCCAACTGCGACTTGGCGGCGGTCAGCGCCTGCAAGCCGGTTTTCAGGCCGCCGACATTGCCGCCGATGACGTTGCTGGTGGTCTCGGCCGTCGTGGCGCCTTCCTCGACGCGCACGATCACGGTCATGGCGTTGCCGTGATCCTTGATGGCATCCAGCACGTAAGGCAGCGTGCCGCTGTCGCCGGCCTTGCCCAGGCTGCTTTGGATGTCGGTGGACAGCACCGGGCGGTTCAGCGGAAAGGCGGCGGCATCGGCGTCGGGGCCGGTGACGACGATGCCGATCACCGCGGTCTCGATGGTACGGATCGGGCGGGTGCCGTTGTTGATCTCAACGACGCGTACGCCGTGATGGTACTCGGAAGGCATTGTCCTACTCCTTCAGTTTAGTCGCTGTCGGGCACAGCCCCCAGATGATTAGGCCCCCAGCGCGGCGACACGCGCTTCGATGGTCTCGATACGGAGCAGAGCCTCTTGCAAGGCAGCGGTAAGCAGCGGAACTAGTTTTGATTGATCAATTCCCTGGTAGACCGGCTCTTCATAGGTGCCGACCACCGTGCCGCTTTCATCCCGATCCTCGACGCGGCGGGTTTGATCCTTCACCCCGGTCACAGCCTCGGGGACGACGGACTGAACTTCATGGGCTAGGAAGCCATCGACCAGGGGGGCGGTGGTGGGGTCGGCGGCGACCTGGGCGCGCCACCGGAAGCGGTGGACCGGAAGGGCCTTCAGGCGGGTGGCGGCGCCGTCCAACGGCGTCACATCGGTTTTGAGCCGGTAATCGGACGTCGTGTTATAGGCTGTGGACGTTCCGTTGGTGGTGATGGTGCCGACCAGCGTGGACGTTCCGACGTAAAACTGGGCCAAGCCCGCCGCGCCGGTGTTATCTGTCGCCAGGATCATGGCCAGTCCAGAGGCGCCGGTGGCCCGGAAAGCCCCCGCCACGGTCCCCGGCGCAGACTGCACATACTGGCGTGCGCCGGACAGACCGCCGAAAGACACGTTGGCCGTGGCGCCCACTAGGAAATTACCGCCGCTGTCGAAAACGGCGGTGGTGTTCGCGCCGGCGTTGCGTCCGATCCTCAGGCTACCGGCGCCTTTGGTACAAATAGTGCCGTCGACGTTCTCGTCAGCGCCTTCGAAGAACAGGCCGGCGGCGGTACCGCTGGCGCCGGCATGCGCGCGGAGGTAGTTGACGGCGTTTGCCTGCGCCGACCACTGGAAGCCAAGGATACCGCCCAGGGCCACGGCGAGAGTGTTGGCAGCAGGCGTGAACAGGCCGGTATCTTTGTCGTCGCTGAAATAGGCGCCCGGCGCGGCGGCACTGCCAGAGGGCATACGCCCAAGGTGCGCTTGAACAGCCTCCATGGTTGCAAGTTGCCTGGTGTCCGTGCCAACCGGAGCCGTCTCGGCCATCGGCGTGCCGGTAAAGTCAGGAGAGTGCCGAGGCGCCTTCGAGGCCAAGGCATTGGAGATGGTGGTGGCGAAGTCGGGGTCGTTTCCCAGGGCCGCCGCCAGTTTGTTCAGGGTGTCCAGGGGCGTGGGAGCAGAATCGATCAGTACCGCCATGGCGGCGGCCATTCCCTCTGGGGTCACGGCGCGGTAGTTGGACACGCCGGCCAGGGCGTCGGCCACCGAGGCCAGCACCACCATGCCCTTGTCGGCGGTGGTGGCCAGGGGATGGTTGTTGCTGGCCTCGTGCGCGGCCAGATCGGCAGCGCCGGCCTCCAATTTCTGTCTCAGCCAAAGGGTGCGGTTGGCCAGCCCCATGTTGGGCCAGTTGTCGATGCCGTCCGGCCCGCCCAGGATCACGTCGTCGGTCTGCCACTGATAGATGCCCGCCGGCCACTCCGCGACCTCGGGCAGGAACGGGCCGGTGGTGGGGGAACGTTCGGTCATGTGATGACACCTCGGTTATAGACGCCGTCGCGGCGGGCGGCGCCGTCGCGCAGGATGGCGGCAGTGCTGAAGTCGAGAGAGGCCAGGTGCGAGCGGGCCGGGGCGGTGTCGTCCAGGATGGCGCGAACGATCGCCGCCTGGGCATTGGTGACCGGGCGATGCAGGACGACGCGGTACAGCGCCCAGGCCGCCGCCCAGCCGCGGTAATAGTGGCCGTTGCGGCGGCAGCGTCCGTCGCGGGTGGGGCGGTGCAGGCGTTCGATGATTTCGGGGGTCTGGCCCAGCGCCGCCGATATCGCGCGCTTGACCGATGCCACCGTGCCCTTGCGGCGGTGGATTTCGACCGAGGCGTCGATCACCTCGCGCTTGGTCCGTTCCGGCCAGCCGCCGTCCCAGGTGTCCACCGACAATTGCCACGCCAGCCACGGCAGCAACGGGGCCGGGCACCGCCACGGGTCCCACAGGGTGTCGATGTCCACCTCCAGATCGGCCATGGGGGCGCAGGCGACGGCGATGGCATGTTCCAGCGCGCTGGATGCGGGCGGCAGCAGGTCAGCCATGGCCCTTCTCCACCGTGATGGAGTCGCAATAGGCGGCGCTGACCGCGTCCGCAGCGATCTCGACCGCCGGGCTGGTCAGCAGCACCTTTTTGACGCCGACCTTGTGCAGCGCCGCGTCCAGGCCGGAATGGGCCACCATGGCGCCCAGCGCGTGGCAGGCATCGGCATAGGCGCGCACGTCCTGGCGGGCCGCCGCCAGCACCGCTTCCTCGCCGGGCCCGGCGAACAGGTGCAGGGTGGCGGAAATGTCGTAGTGGATGACGGCTGCCGATTGCAGCAGCACGGTGTCGTTCAGCGGCCGGATCTCTTCGTCGTTGAGCGCGGCGGCGACGATGGCCAGCAGCTCGGGCGAGGCGGTGCCGTCGCCCTCGGCGGACAGGATGGTGATCATGATGTCGCCGGGCGCCGGCTTGGTCACCGCTACGTCCTTGACCCGCACGTCGGCGGACAGAGCGTGGAAGATGTAGGCCTTGCGCGGGCCGGCGGTGGTGAAGCCCTCCAACGCCATCTGGGCGCGCCGGCGCAGGCGGTCATCCAGTTCGCCGGGCAGGCGGGTAACGCGGTAAAAGGCGGCCAGGTGTTCCAGGTTGCCGCCGGTGGCGAAGGCCAGCAGCACGGCGCGGGCGGCATCGTTGATGCGGCCGCGCAGGATCATTTCGCGGTAGGCCGATTCCTGCAGCAGCTTGACGACGGTGTCGCTTTCGCGGCTGGGGTCCCAATCGGCCAGGATGTTGGCCTTGGTCAGTTCCTCGCGCAGCTTGGCGACGCGCGCGGCCAGGATGACCTCGTAATCCAGGGTCTCGACCACCTCGGGCGGCGGCAGCAGCGACAGATCGACGGCCTCGGTCACCGCTGGCCTCCGATCCGCGTATCGGCGGTGACGGTCAGCCTGCTGCCCTTGACGGCGCACACCACGCTGATGACGGCGCCGCCGTCCATGTCGGGGCGCACGCGGGCGGATTTCATCTCGACCCGGTCTTCCCAGCGGGCCAGGGCATCGGCGGCGGCGGCGATGACGCGCAGCGCGCCCAGCTCGTTGGCCGGGCTGTCCACCAGCGCCATGATCTGCGAGCCATAGGCGCGGCGCATGACCCGGGTGCCGACCGGCGTCTTGATGATGTCGGCGATGCTTTGCCGGATGTCGGCCAGTTCGTCCAATTGGGTGCCGCTGAGCGCGTCGATGCCGGCCATCATCCGCCCTCTGCCGGGCTGGTGACCTTGGGCGGGCTGAAGCCGTGATCGCCCTTGTCGATGACGTCGGCGCCGGCTTCCCACTTCTCGCTGTCGAACAGGGCGCCGCCCTTGTGGGTGACGCTGCTGGCCTTGCCGGCATGGTCGGTGTGCAGCGTGCCGCCGTCGCGCACGCGGGTGACGATGTTGCCGCCTTCCACCACCAGGGTGCCGTCCGCGATCAGCGCCAGATCACCAACCGAGAAGATGCGCAGCTTGCGCGCGGCGCTGTCGTAGCGGATCTGCGTGCCGTCGTCCCACTGGATGACGTCCACCGCTTCGTCCACCTCGGGCGGTGGCAGCGGATTGGCGCCGGCGGTGGTGTACAGGATCTGGATAATGACCGCCTGGGCGGGATCGCCGGACGGACAGCCGGCCAGCACCTGGGTGCCGACCCGCAACCCGAACCAGCCGCGCCAGTTGCACCCGACATGGCCCGGCACCGGCATCCAGCCGGTTTCGCGCCCGGCGATGCGCAGCTTGACCTGGGGCGGCATGGCGCCGTTGTCCACGGCGGCGATGGTGCCGATGGACAACAGGTTTTCGATGCGGCGGCTCAGATCGGCCTGAAGGTGGGCGTCATGGGTGCTCATGCCCCCATGTTGAACGCGGGCGCGGGCGCGCCGTCACTGCCGCCACGGTTAGTTACCGGGGTATCCAACCCTGCCGATTTTACCGTGCTGCCGATCGTTCGCCATTAGCGAATTTCCCCCTTGCATCGTCGTTCGCTATCAGCGAATATAACGGCATCAGGACGGAGCGAGACGATGCAAGTCACTTACGAAACCAAGGCGATCAAGGATCTCAAGGCCATCGACGCCAAGGCCCGTGAGCGCATCATCGCCAAGAGGCTATTCGGATTGGAGGGTGGAATGACCCTTTTCGCGGATGAACTGCCAGATGTGGGATTCGGCGCACTCCGGGCACATGCACATGCCGAACATGAAGAACATTCCGTCCTCCGGCTCGAACCGTTTCAGGCACGTCTCGCAGACGCAAATCCGGTTGCCCGTCAGCCGTCGATAGGCCAGCACGCGCGCCCTGATCTGGTCGAACTTGTAGCCCCGGCCAGCCCGGTTGATCATCTTCGAGATGCCGTTGGAGGCTTCCGTGTAGGCGTTGGTGTAGCGGTACTCGAAGAACGGGAAGACGTGCTCCCACCAGCGGAAAATGGTGCCCGAGAATCCGGGTTCCCCGAACTCCTCCTTCACGCTGTCCGGCAAGGCATCGCGGACACGCAGGAAGGCCGTCTCGGCCTCCAAGATGGTCTTGCTCTCCCACACGTCGTAGAAGGCTTCCTTGGCCTCCCAGGCGTCCTTCAGCACCGGGTTGTTGGCGAGCCACGCTTCCAGCAAGGCCAGGGTGTGCGGCCTCAGCTTGTGCCTGCTCATCTGCAAGAGCTTCCGCTTGCGCATGATGGCCTGCTTTGCCCTCTTGGTCTTGGCCGCGTTGCGCAGCCGGACCCGCACGGAATCCAGGGCCTCGTTCAGCTTCTTCTGGACGTGCCAGCGGTCCACAATGAGCATGGCGTTCGGCAGCAGCGAGAGCGCCACGTCCTTGTAGGGGCCGTACATGTCGGTGGTGACGATGCGCACCCGTTCCCGGCCCGGAAGCCACGACAGCCAGTGGTTCACCACCCGCTTGTCCTGGCTCGGCAGGATGTCCAGGACGCGGCGATACGCCCCATCGGTGAATACCGTGCGCAGTTTGCCGTCCAGGCGCAGTTCGTCGATGCCCAGCACCAACGGGGCATACAGCTTGGCCCGATGCAGTTCCTCCCGCCGGTCGGCGGCGGCCTTGAGGATTTGCCGGACGGTCTTCTCGTTCAACCCGGTCTCGCGGGCGATCTGAGAGTTGGTCTTGAACTGGATTTGCCGCTCGACGTAGTTGACGCACCGCTTCGTGACCTGCCGCCGGTCGTCCATGTCCGGCAGGTCCGGCATGAAGGTGCTCTCGCACTCCATGCACTTCATGCGGTTCGTCTGCACCGAGATGACGCAGTGCCGCCCATGCACCGGGGCGTCGGTGTACTCGACCGTCTTCGGCCCGTGCTTGTACAGCTTGCCGATGCAGCCGCACTTCGGGCAGACGGTCGGCGTGATGTCGTAGCTGGCCGTCACCTTGTAGGCCGCATCGGTCGCTTCCACGGCGGTCACCGTCCAGTCGTTCAGGTACAGGGCGTTGTTCAT